CTTTCTTATGTTAGATTTTTCATCAAAGGTAGTCCATCCATCTTCTGTAGTTTTTTCTTCATGTAACTTCTTAGTAGGAATAGAATCAAACAATACTTTCATTCCCTGATACTGATCATCAGGCATCTTCTCATTATCTTCTTTTGTAAAGAAGTGATCACCCATAATAACAGGAGTGTTGCTTAACATATCAAATTCATGTTGAACAGTTTTAATACTATTACCACTACCCATTAAGGCAAAGTCTGCATTAAAGGGTTTGTTTCTTTTTTCAAGAGTATCACGAACATTACCCTTGTGTAGCTCATAAGAAAATTCTTTATTATTTTCTTTCTTTATATGTTCTTTAAACTCATCAAGTCTTTTTCTTACAGCTTCCATAGTATTGTGTGGCTTGGCATTGAACTCTTCTTTATCTGTTGCTGTTGTCGCATCTTCAAAGAGATCATAACCAATATAATGTACAGAATCATTTCTATCAAAGGCAGCAAGCGCCATCTCAATAGCACGACCACCATTCCATGTGCCTGTTTCTAGTATAGTCTTTGGTTTATAGAAACGAATAGTATCAGCAAGCTGCTTATATCTACCGGGAAGAATGTCAGGAGTTGTTTCATTATCTGATAGCTTAACTATCCTTTGTCCTTCGCTATTACGAACATTGATAGAACTCTTATCATTAATATTTATCATAAGATTTTCCATACCTACAAACTCATGTACGGTCATACCATGTGCTGTATAAATAGTAACAAGTCTACTAAGAATAAAAGCAGATGTCCACTCACGATAGTTGATATACTCTCCTGACATATAAGACCCACGCCAATCACCCATAATATCTACAGCAGTCTGTCGTGCAAGATTGAATGCCATAAGATAAGATGTTTCAGGCGTATAAATAAAGTCTACATTATAAGAAGGATCAGGAAAATAATTATCAAGAGTAGTAGTTCGTATGTCTTTAACTGTAAGACACATAGGGTCAACCCACAAAAGCCAACAGTCTTTGTTTTCAAAACCACACTCAGTAATAGCAAAGACTTCTGGTGCCGCTGACAGTCCATCAAGAAGTTCTGTATACTGAACAGCACCATCCTCAGTTCCATCATGTTTTTGATTTTCTTCTACAAATGCAGAGTACTCAGCAATACTTTCTAGCTTGTGATATTTAATATTATCTGCTTGAGGCAGAGAGTAGTTACTGATATCTAGATCATAGTAGTAACAATGAAACTCAATGTTTGGTTGCCAGTTTTCTTTAAACTCATTGAGAAGTTTAAAGGCGTTCTTCTTTAGTTTCTTTTCATTAAAGCATGTAACAATTTTATAATTCATAGGGTTCAATTATTCCTTTTCCTGCAAGGTATGTGTAGTCTCCATTCCATTCAGAGGCATACATACCGTCTATTGATCTGGCACACTTCCATTCTTTAAACCACGGACCACCTGTAGTAAAGTGTACGTTCTTAGCTTTCATATCTTCAGGTGAGTGTCCATCAAGCCAGTTCCATTCCTGATGTATCGTTCCAATGTCAGAGTCTTTATCAGGCAACCACTCAAAGCCATGCAGCCATGATCCTGACTGTGTGTTAACAACTTCAGGAGTTAGCTTTCTATTTAGATCGTGTCCACAGTTCCACAGAATAAGACTTGACCAGTTCTTCCTGCGATAGTGTTCCTGCTTCTTACCATCCATCTTATATTCTTCAGCAGGTTCATACTGATGCTTAACACAATAAGCTGGGTAGTAATCCATGTTGTACTCTTCAAAGATTTCATTGATATCAGTACGTAGATACATGTCACAGTCCATGTACAAAGCCCAACCCTGATACATATTCAAAGCAGGTACAAGAAAACGTGAGAAGCTAAACTCAGTAGAGAATGGCTTGCCATCTATGTCATCAATCATCTGTCCGTTTTGAACTGTATGCTTGCGATTGTACATACCCATACGTTCCAGAACATCCAGACGCAGAGGTTTGATGTCTACATTGTCAACAGCAATCCGTTCAATTGTAAACTTTAAAACTTCATAAGCTACGTCTTCTCTTGGATCGTATCCAATGTAAACTGTGTTAGGTGACTTTCTCATATATAACTCCATAGTTAACCGTTATACTATTATATAACATAATATCTTTATTGTCAAGGACTTTCTTGGCGCACTTGGCAGGACTCGAACCTGCAACCTACAGATTAGAAGTCTGTTGTTCTATCCAGTTGAACTACAAGTGCTAATTAAGTAAGTGAATCAGGATTAACTCTCTCAATAATTCTTAACTTTTCTAGTTCTGTATAGGTTGTCCATTCTGCAATTTCTTCTTGCGTCCTGTGACAACCTATACATACCATGTTGTGTATCTTATTCTCTAACTGACACACATTTATACAAGGACTTTTAGACTCCACAACTTCCACCGTGACCTGTTATGTCACAGATATCATGTGTCTCAAGACCTTCCTCAAACTCCTCGCCAAGCTTTTCTACAGCTTCAGAATACGGCACCGAAGATAGAGGCTGTCCTCCTCTACATCCATCAGGATACACGGTGAAGCCACGCAGTCTGTGAGCATAAGAAGCAAGAGTATTAGTAAACTCTTCAACAGTATCTTCATTGTTTAGTTTACTCCCCCACTTAGGCAGATTGATCGTACTGCTGATAGACATATCAACATAGTCCTGTACGTCTGCCTGAAACTTCATACGTCTCTGATAGTCCTCTGCAAGATCAAGTGCTGACTCAATGTTCTTTGGATCAATACCATAGAGATCAATGATCTCCTGTGCTGCACTGTCCACCACGTACTGATAGTGCCAACGATTACCACCCTTTAGATACCTGCGCTTATAAGCAACAGCAAAGATAGGCTCAACACCTGTAGATGTTCCTGCAAGAATACCTATTGATCCAGTTGGAGCAATGGCTCTATTAGCGACAGGACGACTACAGCCAAGAGTATCAGCAAAGCTGGAGCTAACGTGATCACTAACTCCTTTATATACCGATAGCCATTTGTGAAGTCCTTCAGTAACTTCATACTTCTGTCCTCCTTTGATTAACCATTCATGCATACCCATCAGACCAAGACCAAGCCTACGGTTCTTCTCACGGGTTTCATAAACTTTAGCATATGGAAGCTTTGCTCTGAGTGTACCGCATAACAAGAACTTAGTACCAAGCTCTACTACTTCAGCAAACTCTGAAAGACTTTCAATCCTGCCCATGTTAACAGACCCAAGATTACAAACATCACTATCATCAGCGGAAGTAACTTCCGTACAAGCGTTGCGAAGCGTTTCATTCTCTTTATCAAAGAAGTTGAATGAGAAACCCGGCTCGGCAGTTGATAGGGCTTGACGAACATTTTGCTTAAAAGTATCCCCAACATCACCTGTCTTCCAATAATTAAGTAACCATTCAGTATCATAGTTTACACTAACATTTGTCATATCAAGAGGAGCATTAAAGTTAAAGTCTTGCTCCTTAATTTGACCAACAGAGAACCCTGTTTCTCCAACAGGCATGTCATACCAGTTCTTGCTGGTAAGAAACTTATCTACATCAGGATGTTTCCAGTTAAGGCTGGCATAGATAGCAGACCTACGACTACCACCCTGCATAACCCTGCGACCAATTTCGTTGATCATCTGCATCTTAGGTATGGGTCCACTGGACAGACCACCAGTACCATTAAGGATGCGTCCCTCTTCACGATAGACAGAGTAATCAATACCAATGCCACCACCTGTCATAAGACAGGACTCAGACTTCCATGAGATGTCTGCCCAATCTTCTCTGGTATCTTCCTCTGCTTTGAGCAGGTAACAATTATTAAAAAACTTATTCTCTCTACCTGCATAGTAGAGATAGCGACCACCGGGAATAAATTTTAGATCAGTGATCATACGCTTCAGTGCGTCTCTGTCATCCTTGCTTAGATATTCTTTACATACATCATCCACCAATACAGACGACAGTGCGTCCCATGTCTCACACCCATGATGGGCGTACTTGTGTTTGAAAATGTCTTCGCTAAACTTAGAGCGAAACATTGGGTTCTCGTTAGATCGAAATTGTGGCATAGGTTTGTTCCCCTTTAATTATCGTATTCCATTTCCAATATGAGTTGGGCGTAGTGGATAGCTTTCTCTATGTCTTTCCTGCCTTCTCCTTTGGTGCGATGGCGAGTGATGTATTTTATCACATTGCCCTCTAGATAGTCAAGCCCATTGGCATGAATATATTCTACTGGTTGTATCTTACATCCCTTGTAATGTTGTCCTCCAACTTGCTGCTTTAATGCTTTAGCTTCTTTTGTACGCCTCATGTAATAAGAATAATTTCCCTCCTGTATAGGATAGTTTGCATGGTCATAGGAAAGAGTTAATTTTTCTTCTGATTTCATTAGCGTTCTCCGATGTTATAGTTTTAATAGCGAAACTTCTTACTACTTTAGGTTCTAATCCAGCAAGCTCACACGTTGCCTCAAAGTTTTCACAGGTTACTCCAACAGAACAGAAGACCCATGCGCTTGCTTGATCACGATGCAGCACTGTCTCTAAACTTTCACTGGGTTCTTTAGGTTTGGATAGGTCTAACAAAGCCTGAAGGATTATGGCAAGATGTAATGTCTTGTCTGAATCTTTCTCAGTTAGATCATACAGTGTACCGAAGTCAGGAATATCATTCATCTTCAGGCCACTCTTGTACCGGACGATAGTACTTACCACCTACATAGTTATTGTAATATGCAGGTTCGTCTGTTCCCTCTAGCTTTGCTGTAAGAACTTTGTAGATCATCTGAAAATAACACTCATAGTACCGGAGGCTCCTCTTGTTTTTATACTCACCAATAACTTGGAAGCGAAAGTTTTTCTTACCAAGTTTCTTAATATCTTCATTAAGATATTTACTAGAGCCTGTATAGATACGCCAGTTTGATTCTACTTTCTTACCCTTGCGTGTAACGTAGTATTGTTTACAACCTATGTAGGCTTTCTTAGTCTTCTTGTTTGTAATGCGATAGACAAACCCAAAGCTATTCTTAGTATCAAAGTCTTTTTCATATTCCCAATGCATTAGAAGTTAGTTACTTCCTCAACATCAGGCTGCTTCGCTACTTGCGTAAGATACCTCTTACCCTGCGAATACTTAAACGCACGTAGACCTTGACCGCCATTAGCATCCGACCAACAGTCTCTCTTATGCTCGCAATAAACACAACCAACAGCAAGCTTACGGTTGCCAGACTTACCATCAGGTAAATCGGAATAGCACTTATCAGGTATGCTACTGTCAGCAACCACATTTTTAAGATGCTTAATTCTTTCTTTAGCATTAATCATATCCATACTGTGCAGTTGAGAAAGACATACTTCGCCAGTAGACTTGTTGATGGCAAGGAAGGCCGCACGATCCAGACCATTAGCTGCTGCATAGGCAGACACCTGTGCAACATAACCAAACGGATCGTCCTCTGTTAGTTTATTATATTTAAACTTATCAAACCCTATACCACTGGCAGACTTAACATCAACAAGTACACCATCAATAATAGAATCCTGATGTCCTACCACACCTTCAAGCGTAACTTCTTTCTGTTGATCTTTAACATCATGTCCTGCGACTGTAGCACAGAACAACAGAAGCTCCTCAAGAATATATCCATAAAGAAACTTAATCCTTGTAGATGGGGGAAGTGTCTCTGGTGTTAGCTTCTTGTTGACATCATACCAAAGCTTCCTGTCAGGCTTACCAATAGCAGACAGGCGTAGGTTGCCACGATCTCTTGGCACTTCATAGAGAAAACTTTTCAGGTGTACCTTCAGCATCTCTCCAAAGGTATCAATATGTTTATCTACCTCTGCCTCATTCATATCAATAGGTGTTAGATTAAACAGATCATAGATATCTTCTACAAGAGTTTCTATTGTTTTCATTATATAAGAAGGGGAGTGCTGACCACTACTGCAACACTCCCCCATGCCTCCTTATGTTATATTAGAAAGGTACTGCTTCCGATACAGCTTCTTGTACATAGCCACCGTCAACAGGGGCGAAGTCTTCATTACCATCTGTATACTCAATGAAGTCCACAACCTGTACGGCTGCAAGGTCAGACGATACTCCTGACTTGCCAGCATAATTCCAATCATAAGGAATTGCTTTTACATTTACTACGCTACCATTAGCAATTTTCTTTCCATCCCACAGGTTATTCTGTGAGTCTTTGACGATGGGTGCCTGACGCTCAGTCCCATCCTTACGCATAACCTTACGCTTAATAGTAACAAAGTCACCACGTTCATCTCCCTTGTTAGCGATAGGAAGATTAGCAGCTTCGATGGTTGCACGGTTGTCATCGTCAACCTCAACCTGAATGCTCCACACCGGATCGAACTTAGTGTTCGGCTCAGTGATAGAAGCATAGTGGCACTTACCAGAAATGTAAATCGGATCGTTCATAAATAGTCTCCTTTAAAACGCTGCGCTATTGCAGCCATGATGGGGATCATTCCCCGTTGAGTTGTCTACTACTAACTAAACAACGAGTGCATTATAGCACATCGTATATTGGGATGTCAACAACTAATGTGTCTCTGCCCAATTATTTCCAACCTTGAAGTCTGAGTCAAGGTCACACTTAAAGTTTAGTATTTCCTGTGTCGTATACATAGCCTCCTTTGTTATTTTAGTAAAGCTTTCTATGTCTGGCTTGGCTACCTCAAACTGATACTCATCGTGTACTGAGGCAACAAGCTTGGCATCAAGGCCATGCTCCCAGATCATTCTGTCCATCTCAACAAGCCAACGCTTGCATACCACTGCACCGGCACCTTGAAGTAGAGTATTAAGTGCAGCATGTTCGTGCCTGATATGTAGCATACGTCCATCAAGACCACGTATCAAACCCTTTGAAGCTACTGCACCTATATCTTTACGTAGCTTGTTAAGTGCTGGCATATTCTTCAGAAACTTTCCGATAAGTTTCTGTCCATCAGAAGAGTTACCACCAACTACACTACCAATCTTAGCAGGACCAGCACCATACAAAAATGCATAGATAAATGTCTTGGCTTGGTCACGGTTACTTAGACCTGCTGCCTTCATGTTAGCTGTATGTACATCACCTGTTAGTACTTCATTGGTAAACTTAGCATCGTTCATGTAGTGAGCAAGACATCTAAGTTCAAGACCACTGGCATCAGTACCGACTAGCTGGTGTGTGTCAGTGTTTGATACTGTCCATAGTTCTCTACACTCCTTACCATATGGACTGTACACTGCCGGAACCTGTGCCATGTTTGGGCTGTGATGTGCCATCCTACCTGTGATAGTCTTGAGGGTAAGCACCCTGCCATGCACTCGTTCCTGTTCGCTACATGCCTGTATCCACGCCTTCAGTAGGCCGGTACGTTTCTGTAGCAGGAAGTAACGAGAGAACATCTTAGCCTCTGGCATATCAATCGTATCCAGCACTGCTTCATTGACAATCACATTGCCCTTGTCTGTTTTCTTTGTAGGCTTCCATCCCTTCTTCATCAGACGTTCAGCAATCTGCTTACGACTTGCTATATTAAAAGGTATTTCTTTTGTCTTTGTCTTTAGCTCTACAATAGTAGGTGGAAACATATCATGAGCCTTCTCTTCAAGAGAGTACAACTCATCCATGAGTTTAGCTTCCAGTGTCATGCCCTTTATCAGGTCAAAGGCAAAGCCGTTGCTCTGTTGTTTGTCTACGATGCTACGAACCTTCCGTTCCAGATTGTATGATTCATCAGAGAACTTCTTACCTTCTTCCTGTAGATAGTCATATGTCTCCATCGTTACAGCCGTGTCGGTGTAACAGTACTTCAACATCTCTTCATTGAAGTGGGAGAAGTCATGGTAGTC